GACAACTTGGCGAGCCTACTTCACCAGTCCCTGACGACATTTGACTGGGGAGCCAAGTCATGATGACCGCATCGGATCAGGACTTCATCGCGGCGTGGCAGCGTCTCAAGCGACCCGCAGATGTGGCGAAGGCGCTCAACCTCTCGGTGCGGCAAGTGTTCACCCGTCGCCGATCGCTCGAGACGCGGCACGGCATCGTGCTCGAATCTGAAAACACTAGGGTCTGCAACGAGAACACGCGAGGCCCGTCGGGCGCAGCCTTCCGCGCCAGCAAGCTCGCCGCCGAGCGGGCGGTCAAGTACGAGGGCGAGATGCACGACACCATCGAGGACGGCGTGGTGCTCGTGGCGTCGGATTGCCATTACTGGCCGGGGGTTGTCACCGTTGCGCACGAAGCCTTCTGCCGTCTCGCCAAGGCGCTCAAGCCCGAGATGGTCATCCTCAACGGCGACATCCTCGACGGGGCTCGCATCAGCCGCCACCCGCGCATCATGTGGGAGCAGCAGCCGCAGCTGAAGGATGAGATCCACACCGTGCAGGACCGCTGCGCCGAGATCGAGCGGGCGGCAGGCTCGGCCAAGCTCGTGCGCACCATCGGCAACCATGATGCGCGGTTCGAGAACTATTTGTCTGGCCGCGTCGCCGAGGTTGAGGGGATGCCTGGCACGACGCTGCTCGACTTCCTGCCGTCATGGCGCGCCGGCTGGTCGCTGCACCTCAACGCCAAGACCGACTCGTGGGTCTGCATCCGGCACCGCCCGGTTAATGGCGGCATCCACGCGGCCTACAACAGCGCCCTAAAATCCGGCGTGAGCTACGTCCACGGCCACCTGCACCAGCTCAAGGTCACGCCGTGGGGCGACTACCGAGGCAGGCGCTACGGGGTTGACTGTGGCACGATGGCCGACATCACCGGCCCGCAGTTCACTTATGTCGAGGCGGGGCCGGTCAACTGGGCGTCGGGGTTCGCTGTCCTGACATTTCGAGAAAAGCGAATGCTGCCGCCCGAGCTTTGCGTCGTCGAGGGCGGCAAGGCGTGGTTCCGGGGCGAGGCGGTATGAGCGACACCCTGCTCTGCCGTCTGTGCTGGTGGGCGGCTGGCATCACCCAAAAGCAGAGCCGGGTCTGGTGCTCTCATGCAGTGCATCACGGGTGGTACACTGACGCCCCCGGCTGCGATGGCAAGGCCTTTCGCCAGGACGACGACCGAAAATGAATCACATGCTGGCGCGTATCCGTCAGATCCTGTGGAGAAGCCGCGCATACAAGCGGCTGTTCCTCAACCCCCAGAGTAATGAACTGTCCGACGATGGCCGGATAGTGATCGCGCATCTGAAGCGGTTTGCGAGGCTCGGAAAGCCTCCGGCATCACCCGGTGCGCAGGTGGACATGTTCCAAGTTGGCCGGATGGTTGGCCGACAGGAAACGGTGCAGATGATTGTCGAGGCGCTGCACCTGGACGAGAGAACCTTGACCAATCTGCAAGAGGACTTCAGAGATGAGTGACGAACAAGGGTCTGCACCCGCAGGCAACCCGGCTGCTACGGCACCGGCATGGTACGCGCCGGAAGGTCTCGACCCCACCACCACGGGCCAGCTCGGCGAGTTGGTCAAGGCGAAGGGGTGGAAGGGACCGGCTGACGCGCTTCTGTCCTATCAGAACCTCGAGAAAGTGTTCGGCGCTGACAAGGCCGGTCGCACCATTCTCGCCCCCAAGTCCGATGATGACGCTGACGGGTGGAGCGCGGTCTACAACCGGCTCGGTCGCCCGGAGAGTGCTGACAAGTACGAGCTGCCGGTGCCGGATGGCGATGACGGTTCGTTTGCGCAGGCTGCGGCCCCGGTGCTGCACGAGCTCGGGCTTACCACGAAGCAGGCCAAGGGGCTTGCGGAGTGGTGGAACCAAGCTTCGAGTACGCGCATCGAGGCGGCTGACGAAGCATTCTCCAAGCAGTCCGAGGCCGAGTATTCGGCGCTCAAGGGCGAGTGGGGCGCGGCTGCTGCCCAGAACGAGGAGCTCGCCAAGCGGGCGGTGCTCAAGTTCGGCAAGGAAGCCGGGATCGACGAGGCGACCTTTGACTCGCTCGAGCGGGCGATCGGCACCGCGAAGGTGATGAAACTGTTCCACGCCATCGGTGCCAAGTTCGGCGAGGCTGACTTTGTGGGCAGCGACACCCCGTCGGGCGGTGCGTTGACCCCGGCGCAGGCCAAGAACAAGGTGGCCTCGCTGTTCGCCGATCAGGAGTTCATGGGTCGGTATATGCACCAGGACCAGCGCGTCCGGCAGAGTGCCATCGAGGAGATGATGGCGCTTAACCGGATGGCGAATCCGGGTGTCACCGAGGAGTAGTTGCATCCGGCAGATGGTCGTCGTACTATCTGCCCGTGTGTTCTCCTCTGTGTGTTGCCGGGAGGGTTAAACCTCCCGGCTCTTTACCAGAGGTCGGGCAAGCCGCGAGGCCCCGCTGACAGCCGGAAAGACGGTCGCTCGGCCCGAGCGGAACGGGCAAGGATTCCGGCCCCGGTAACGGACAAGCCATCCGAGAACATCGTCATTTAATGTTTTCTGGAGGGCTATCATGGCCGACAATATCGCATCCGTTTATGCCGTTCAGTACGGCACGAACATCTCGCTGCTCCTGCAGCAGAAAGGCTCCAAGCTGCGCCAAGCGGTGCAGACTGGCTCGTACAAGGGCAAGGCTTCTGAAGTCGTCACGCAGTACGGTGCCACCAGCGCCCGTGCCGTTTCGACCCGGTACTCGCCGATCGTCCCGGTCAACACCCCGAACAACCGTCGGTGGGTGTTCCCCGAGGACTACGATTGGGCTGACCTGATCGACAACTTCGACAAGCTCCGTCTCCTCGCCGACCCGCAGTCTGCCTATTCGCAGAACGGGCTCTACGCGATGGGCCGCGCCATCGATGATGTCATCATCTCGGGCATCTTCGGAACGAACAAGACCGGCGAGGCCGGTGGCACGAGCACCGTGTTCGACACCACCAACCAGCAGATCGCTGTGAACTACGCTGCCTCGGGCAACGTGGGTCTCACGGTGGACAAGCTGCGTGAAGCGCGTCGCATCCTGATGGAGAACGAGGTCGACCTCGATGCCGAATCGGCGTACTGCGCCATTTCTGCCGAGCAGCACGACGACCTTCTCGGTCAGTTGCAGGTCACGAACGCCGACTTCAACACCGATGCTCCGGTGCTGCAGGATGGCAAGGTGACCCGCTTCCTCGGGATCAACTTCATCCACACCGAGCGTCTTCCGACCTCCTCGAGCCATCGTCGCTGCCCCGTGTGGGTGCCGTCGGGTGTTCACCTGGGCGTCTGGAACGACATCATGTCCAACGTCACGCAGCGTCGTGACCTGTCTTCGCACCCGTATCAGGTCTACCTGATGGGTACCTTCGGTGCCACGCGCACGGAAGAGAAGAAGGTCGTCGACATCCTGTGCGCGGAATAAGGGAGTAAATAGTCATGGCAGTTGTTGCAGTTAAATCAACCCTTATCACCAACGCAGACGCGACCCCGGTCGTGCTCAACAACCCCCGTGTAGACGGCGGCTTTGAGCGCATTGAGGTTGCCACGGCAGATATCGCGAGCGGAGACAGCGTTGCTTCGACCTACCGGATGTTCCGCGTACCGTCGAATGCGGTGATGACCGATCTCCGTATCTACTCGCCCGACATCGGCACCACGACCGCCGCCGATATCGGCCTCTACCGCACCGCCAAAGATGGCGGCGCGGTGCAGGATGCCGATTTCTTCGCGTCGGCTCTGGTGCTCAACGCGGGTGCCATCAACGGCACTGATGTCCTGCATGAGGCGGCGGTGTTTACCATTGCCAACTCGGGCAAGGAGCTGTGGGACGCCCTCGGTCTTACGAGCGATCCGTCGGTGTTCTACGACGTCACTATGACCCTCACGGGCGCTGCTGACGCGGCCGGCACCGTGAAGCTCATCGGTCGTTACACGGCGTAAGGTACAGGGGCGGGTCGGGTAACCGGCTCGCCCCTTCTTTCGGGAGACGAACATGGCAGAGCGTTTTTACGGAATCGACCGGGGCGAGCAGGGTGTCCGCAACGTGACGGAAGGCTCAGCCTCCACGGCCACGACCGACGTCGAGGTGCGTGTTGACCTAGCCGCCAATATGCAAAAGATGGAAGTCTTGCTTGCCCTTGATGTCATCAAGGAAGCGATTATCCAGGATACTTGGCCGCCAGCCTGATAGCTGCGGGAGGAGCCCGTGGCTACGAGTGACGTTGCAATTGCGAACCTTGCGCTCACCAAGATTGGTGACCTGCGGATCACTTCGCTTACGGATAACACCAAGCCTGCGCGTGAGCTGAACGCCATCTATGGGATGCTGCGGGACAAGCTGCAGCGCACCTACAACTGGCGGTTTTGCGTGAAGCGGGCGAACATCGCGGCAGATGTCGCGGTGCCGACCTTCGGCTATTCGTACCAGTTCACCCTGCCGACCGACTGCTTGCGCATCCTGCAGGTTGGTGCGTTTTTCCCTGCGCCGGACCTGTCCGACCTGATTGGCGGTGGTGGGCAGGAGTACCAGCTCGAGGGCGGCAAGATACTGACCAACTCGTCTGAGCAGATGAACCTGCGCTATCTGTCGCGGGTGACTGACCCGACGAAGTTTGACTCATCGTTTGACGAGGCGTTTTCGGCTCTGCTGGCGTACAACGTCGCAGAGGCTTTGACACAATCTGACGCTAAAAAGAACGCGGCGCTGCGCGACTATCGCCTGTGTCTGACGGAGGCGGTCCGAGCAAACGCCATTGAAAACCCACCGGAGTCGATTGCCGACACGACTTGGCTGTCCGTGAGGCTCTGATGCCAAACGTCAACCCAGCGATCGTCAACTTCAACGGTGGCGAGGTCGGGTCGCTGATGAGCGGTCGCACCGACTTCGACAAGTACGCCTCCTCGACCTTCCGTATGCGGCGGTTCATCCCGACCGCGCAGGGTCCAGCGAAGCGGTGTCCCGGCACGAAGTATGTCCTGCAGACGCTGTACCCTGACAAGCGGGTGTGGCTGCAGCGGTTCGAGTTCGCCTTCGACCAGGCGTATGTCATCGAGTTCGGCGATTACTACTGCCGTCTGTACACCGACCGTGGGGTGGTGCTTGAGAACCCGCTCGACATCTCGAACATCACGCAGGCGAGTCCGGGTGTGCTGACCTATGTAGGTGCAGACCCGTCGAACGGCGACTGGATGTACATCTCGCAGGTCGCTGGCATGTCACAGGTGAATGGCCGGTATGTGAAGGTGACGAATGTCAATGCCGGAGCCAAGACCTTCGAGCTCTACGACATCGACGGCGGCGTGATCGACACGACCGGGTACACGGCCTACGGTGGCAACGGCGATGTGGCGCGGGTCTACACGATCCCGAGTCCGTATGCGGTGGAGGATCTGCTCACCGCTGAGAACACCTCGGCGCTATCCATTGCCCAGTCTGGCGATGTGCTCTATGTCGGGTGCGAGGGGTATGCGCCGCAGACCCTGACGCGCAGTGGGAACACGAGCTGGGCCTTTGCGGACTACGCGCCGACCGATGGTCCGTTCCAGCGTGAGCCGGATGCGAAAGAAAGCTTCTTGCTGACCGCGACGACCGGCAATGTCACGGTGACCTCCGGCCTTGCGATATTCGACAACGACTCGGTGGGTATGCTCTTGCGGTTGCAGCCGGTGAACATTACGACGACGCAGTGGGAATCGGCGAAGTCCATCACGGCGGGCGATATTCGCAAATCGAGCGGGAAGTTCTATCAGGCGCAGAACAGCGCCACGACCGGCGCGATCCGGCCCATCCACGAGGAAGGACAGGACTACGACGGCAATACGGGCGTGCTCTGGAAGTTCCTGCACCCCGGCTATGTCATCCTGAAAATTACCGCTGTCACGAGCACGACGGTAGTTGATGCCGATGTGGTAGGTCCGGGCGTGGCCCCGACTGAGCTGCTCGGGTCGGCC